CCATATACTTGCGTAATGTCTGGACATTTATAAAGCTTGTAATCATCTTTATTAAAGATTGCCTTGGCTACTGTATCCAACACTTTAAGATAATCGTCCTTAGTGAGATTACTTGTCTTTGTGTTTGGATTTGTAAAGTTAAGGTGAATATTCTTCTGACCTTTATACAATTCACTTGCCCATTTAACAAAGCTTGCATTAGCCGAAACAATGCCTTTTTCTTTATTATGGATATCTTTAACTTTAGCATGTAAGTTAGTAAGATTTACATCACTTACTAAGATGTTAGATTTTTTTGACATGGTTAAATGTCCTTTCATAAAAGTGTTAGTCATTCACTAACAGTTAACACAAAGCATTATTGCCCTGATGTTTATTAATAGACCATATCATAACGTGTTAGTCTATAGGTAAATAGACAAAATCATGGTATTTAATGACCTACCGCCCCCCATAGCACCTTTATGTGTGTTATCTATACATATTTTCTATATATTACTAATCTCCACAAACGATTGCAGATTTTCTCAGATTTGACCCCCCACCCCCCTCTATATAGGAAAGGCCCCCCATAGGAGTCCCAAAACTACTTGCTAAAAAATTTTTTATATGTATATATGAAACATCGGTTAACAACCTGCAACGAGAACATATGACTATAACTGTAGAACCTGAGTTAGGTATTGAGTTTTCTCCCAACCTGCCACCTGTGGATTTAAAAACACGCACAGAGTATGCAGCCAAATCCGCAAAAGAACTTGAGAAACATGGGCTGGATCTAGAACCTACCAAAGAAGATAAAGATGTTGCAGCAAAATTAACCGTTGCATATGCAGACAACCCCGAATCCACCTCTAAAAAAGTTACTGCAAAGAAAGCAGCGGCACTTACACCTGCTAGTCTTGTGTTAACAAACAATATTTTAAAGGAGTTTGGGCAGTCTGTTGTCGAGAGTGCCACTCATATACGGCACCTTGTTACTAACAAGTTACTGTTAGAGACTGAGAACCCAGATCCTAAAGTTCGTATTCGTGCTTTGGAACTTCTAGGTAAGATGTCTGACGTTAGCTTGTTTGCAGAAAAGTCCGAGGTCACAGTAACGCATCAGTCTACTGACGATCTACGTGAGAAACTGCGTGCTAAGTTAAATAAGTTAGTTAAAGTAGAAGACGATAGAAGTAAAGAACCCGTAGTTATTGACGGTGAATCATTTGATTTAGATAAAGAGTTAGGTATAGATAAAGATGAGTGAGTTGATATGTAACCTACCTGCAGAAGATGTGTGGGTACGAAGAGAGTATTTAAGGGATTTGAAAGATGGACATGGTGAGTTTGTACGTGGGGTCTGGGTCTCATGTAAATCTATACCTGGAAGAGCATTTTATTTTGAGACTTATCTGCCTGAATACGGCGCTTTGTTTGACAAGTTGCCTATTAGCGCGTTCGTTTCTAGACCTGAGACACCCGATCCCGACTTATCTCTTAATAATTTGCAGTTCTGGAACTGTATGGATTATGGGGTGGTGGCTATTTGCAAGCAGTTCATCGGTTCAATGGATTTTCAGGTGTTAAGCAGGGATCATGGCACATTGACAGGTTCTTATATATGCACAATAGACAATTATCATGCAGATGCTAACGGAATTGACTATAGCACAAGCGAAATACCCGCTGAACATAAGTCCCATAACCTGTTACAACTAGAAAATGGTCAGTTTTGCCTGTATCCGAACAACAGAATGAGAGTTTTTGACAATTCATTGACCCCACAAGAGCCTTTGGACCCTGATTTTAAGGTTAGTACCATAGAATATCAGGTAGAAAACGGAAATATGACCAGATTAGGCGATACTGACGAGTATTTTTGGAAGACTAAGGATGAGTGAAACTATTATCGACTTTTCTGAGACCGAAATCAGCACAATGTTGGCTAATTTAGACCAATATACGCCTGAAGAGGTGCAGGAAATAGATAAATTAGTCGATGAACTAGGAAAACGTAAGAAAATCAAGACGATATACGACGATCTTATAGCGTTTTGTAAACATATGCAGCCAGATTACATTGTTGGTAAGCATCATAGGATATTGGCAAACATGCTTATGGACATAGAACAGGGTAAAAAAGACAGAATATGTGTAAACATACCCCCTAGACATGGTAAGTCCCAGCTAGTGTCAATATTTTTTCCAGCTTGGTTTTTAGGTAGAAACCCTAATAAAAAAGTAATGATGGTATCACATACCACAGATTTAGCAGTAGACTTCGGTAGAAAAGTACGTAACCTTATCTCTACAGATGAGTATCAAGCCATATTCCCAACGGTGCAGCTTGCATCAGACTCTAAGTCAGCGGGAAGATGGAATACAAACTCAGGAGGAGAATATTATGCGTGTGGTATCGGTTCATCTATTGCTGGTCGTGGTGCTGACCTCTTGCTCGTTGACGATCCCCATTCCGAACAAGACGTCATCAATGGGAATTTTGGAGTATTTGAAAAAGCATACGAGTGGTTTACATACGGTGCGCGAACCCGATTAATGCCAGGGGGTCGTGTGGCTATTATACAAACACGTTGGCACATGGATGACCTGACAGGTCGTGTGACTAAAGACATGAGCCAGAATGAGAAAGCCGACCAGTATGAGGTCGTGGAGTTTCCTGCCATACTGGATATTATTAGTAAGAAGACTAAGAAATCAGAGCAGAAACCCCTATGGCCCGAGTTCTTTGACTTAGACGCACTACTACGTACTAAAGCATCTATGCCTGTGTTCCAGTGGAACGCACAGTATCAGCAAGAACCTACCGCAGAAGAAGCCGCCCTTGTGAAGAGGGAGTGGTGGCAGATGTGGACACACGAGCAACCTCCGTCATGTGAATACGTTATCATGTCACTGGATGCCGCGGCAGAAAAACACAACAGAGCTGACTATACGGCACTAACTACATGGGGAGTTTTTCTTAACGAAGATCTTGACGCATATAATATTATATTGCTAAATAGTATAAAAAAGCGTATGGAGTTCCCAGAGCTAAAAGAATTGGCTATGGAAGAATATGCAGAGTGGGAACCAGATGCGTTCATAGTGGAGAAGAAAAGTTCAGGTACTGCGCTTTACCAAGAGATGAGACGGATGGGATTACCCGTACAAGAATACACACCTCACAGGGGGTCAGGCGATAAATTGGCAAGGTTAAACTCTGTATCTGATATTGTAGCATCGGGACTATGTTGGGTTCCAGAAACTAGGTGGGCAGAAGAAGTTGTAGAAGAGATTGCAGGATTTCCATTTATGAGTCATGATGACTTAGTTGACTCTACCGTTATGGCACTTATGCGATTTAGACAAGGTGGGTTTATAAGACTACCAAGTGACGAACCAGAAGATACTGTATACTTTAAACGTAGAGGAAGTGGATACTACTAATGGCAATAGAAAAAAGTTTGAGTCCTGCTCCAATAGGAATAGAAGAAGAAGCTGAAGCAGCAGAGGCTTTAGAGATTGAAATTGTAAATCCCGACATGGTCACACTAGATGATGGTAGCGTAGAAGTTACTATAATCCCTGGTGGAGATACTAAGAAGGGTGGGTTCAACGCAAACATTGCCGAAGAAATGGACGAAGACGAATTATCCAAGTTAGCTGACGACGTCATTGACATGGTAGAAACTGATCTTAGCAGCCGTAAAGAATGGGCAGATGCTTATGTCAAAGGTTTAGATGTTTTAGGATTTAAGTACGAAGAACGTACAGAGCCTTGGGAAGGCGCATGTGGTGTATATTCCACAGTATTAGCAGAAGCCGCCATAAGATTCCAAGCTGAGACTATGAGTGAAACCTTTCCCGCCGCAGGACCTGTTAAGACAAAGTTGCTTGGCGAGGAAACTAAGGAAAAAGATGAAGCAGCGTCCCGTGTCAAATCTGATATGAATTATGAGCTCACTGAGAACATGGTTGAATATCGTCCCGAACATGAACGCCTCCTTTATAGTTTGGGTTTAGCAGGTTCTGCCTTTAAAAAGGTTTATTATGATCCAAACATAGGACGACAGGTTGCCCTGTATATACCTGCCGAGGACGTGATAGTACCTTATGGCGCCTCGCATGTAGAGACAGCAGAACGTGTTACTCACGTGATGAGAAAAACAAAGAACGAATTAAAGAAGTTACAGGCAAATACGTTTTACCGAGATGTAGATCTAGGAGAGCCACAAGCATATCATACAGATATAGAAGAAAGAAAAGCAGAAGAAGGTGGATACTCTCTTAACAATGACGACAGATACAGT